ATCACTGTGATTACTACGGGCAATCGACGTTCGTGGAGCTATTAAAGCAAGCGCTCTTTTCGTACGTAACAGTCGGCGAAGCGTTGGTACTAGTTCGCTATAAAAAAACACGCAACGGACGCTATAGACTAAAAACGCAACTAGTCGAGTCGGAACGATTAAGCACGCCGACGGACAAGACTAACGACAAGACGATAGTTCAAGGCGTCAAGCTTAACGCGCATGGTGTGATTATTGGTTATTATATTATGGACCAGCATCCCAGCGATACGGGTGCGAAAAGTTGGACATTCGTTAAACGATACAACAAGTTCGGACGCAAACAGGTTATACACTTATTCGATAAAGAGCGCCCAAACCAGCAACGCGGGCGGTCAATTTTTGCGCCAATAATTCAACAGTTTAAATTACTAGACAATTACAAGGTAACCGAAAGCGAACGCGCGATAGCACAAGCAATGTTTGCGGCGGTAATCTCTTCGGACATGCCGAGCGCCGACGCCTTTCGCGCGTTAGGTGCCGACATGGACGACGACATGGACGACGACCCCTACGCTACGTTTTTAGGTTATCAAGCCGAGTTTAAAGATTCGTCGGGCGGCTTAGCTATAAACGGCTCAAAAGTGGCGCACCTTGCGACTAACGAATCGTTAGACATTATCAAGTCGGATTCACCGAACACCGCGTACGCTCAATTTACGGACGCTAACGTGCGAGAATTGGCAGCGGGTGCCGGTCCTTCTTACGAACAAGTGAGCAAAGACTACAGCAAAACAAGTTATGCAAGCGCGCGAACGGCCATGATAGAAGCACAAAAAAGATTTTTATCGATGCGCGCAGCGTGTCCCGCTAAACTAGCCGGCGAAATTTACGCGCTATGGTTAGAAGAAGACCTCGAAATGGTAAGCGGTTATCCCGACGGCACGGTCGCAAAATTTGCGGACATGCCGGAAGCATGGACGGGCGCGTCGTGGATTGCGCCAGGTAAAGGCGAAATCGACCCGTTGAAGCAAGCGAACGCCGCCGACGTCAATTTAAGAATTATGCGAACGACGCGCGAAATGGAAGCCGCCGAACTCGGCCAGGACTTCGACGAAATCGTACAACAACGCGCGTACGAGGAAAAATTAATGTCCGATGTGGGTTTAAATGCAACGGACGAAAACGAAACAACACAAGAGATCGACGACAATGGCGAAGAATAAAAACGTTATAGCTAAGCTGTTTAACGGAAAAAATAAAGGTACGGAAGGTTTAAACAATCAGTCGTTTAAATTTTTGACGAATGCTAACAATGAAACAACGTTGTATATTTACGACGATATTGGTTGGTATGGTATTAGCGCGCAAGATTTCGCGACGGCTTTGTCGGGACTGAATGGCGAACCGTTAACCGTACGCATAGCGTCTAACGGTGGTAGCGTGTCGGACGGCGTGGCGATCTATAACATGTTGCGCGATTACCCCGGCGAAGTAACGACAATAAACGACGCTATAGCAGCGTCGATAGCTACGGTTATTTTTATGGCTGGCGACGTACGAAAAGCGGCGGCGACTGCCTCGTTTATGACACACAAACCTATGTCGAGCTTTTACGGTAACACCGACGAGATTGTCGCATTCGCTGAAATGTTAGAGCATTTTAACGTGGTGTTGGCTAAAGCATACGAACAAGGCGGCGTTAGTGCCGAACAATCCAAACTTTTATTAGACGACGGCGACTATTGGTTTATGTCGGATGCCGCCGTCGAAATGGGGTTCGCGACAGAACAAAGCGACGCGCCGGCAATGGCGGCTAGTGTCGATTTAAGTAAGTTTGACAACGTACCGCAAACGGTGTTAAATGCAAGTTCAAGCACTATAAAAATTCCGTCGGCTAAAGTCACGGATAATAAACAAACGGACAACGAGGTAACACAAGTGGCCGACGAAAATACTATCAGTGAACAAGACCACGCGACAGCGTTAGCGGAAGCTAAAGCGGCGGGTTTTGCGGAAGCGGGTGCACGTCGCACCGCTGTACTTGCGTTAGACAGCGCGAAAGGTCGTGAGACATTCGCCGAAAATTTAATGGCTAACGTAAAGTTAGACGTTGAAGAGATCGACGCGTTATTGCAAAACATGCCGCAAAAGGCAGACGATAACGGTTTAAGTGCTGTGCATTTAACCGACGATTTGGGCGACTTAGGTAACGGCGTTTCGGATTCCGACGACGATACAGTAGTCGACAACGTTGCAACTTTTAAAGCCAATATCGGCAAAAAATAAGCGGAGCATAAACATGTCAGATTGTTTACCTAGTCACACGTCGGAGACTTCGACGGTTGATAACCTTGCCGGTTGCGGCAACATTAAAACACAGCCTTTTATTCTTATCGCGGGCACGTACGCACGCGGCGACATTTTATTTAAAACAGCAACCGCCGGCGAGCTAACGAACAAAGCAACGACCGCCGGCGCGCTAGACGCGGACGCGTTCGCTGTTATGCCTTTCGACGTAGTACTAGCGGCGGACGACTCGCTAGCGGTATTTATCGGCGGCGAATTTAACGAGGACGCGGTAACGGGTTACACGGCATTGGCGTCAATTAAAACAGTATTGAGCGAGCGCGGTGTGTCATTGCGTCAGTTCGGTTAATAGGGAGTCTATAATATGGACACTTACAGCACTACAGAACTTCAAGAAATGGTACGTATTGTTCAGCCACAAGAACAATTTTTGTTATCGATGTTTTTCGCCGACGAACGTACTTTCGACACTGAGACTATCAGCTTCGACGTTAAGAAAACTAAACGCAAGCTAGCACCGTTTGTTTCACCGTGTACAGCGGGTAAACCAAACAAGCGCGAAGGTTTTAGCACCGAGTTTTTCAAGCCGCCTTATGTTAAGCCTAAAGATATGTTGAAGCCGACAGACTCGGTTAAACGTGTAGCGGGCGAAGCTATTGGGGGTTCTTTATCTCCACAAGCGCGTATCGATCAAGCGTTGGGCGAAATCTTAGCCGACCACGCTAGTCAAGTCGATAGTCGTTTGGAATGGATGGCGGCGCAAGTGTTAGTTACTGGCGCATTCACTGTTACTGGCGAAGACGTACCGGAGCAGGAAATTAACTACGGACGCGCAGCGGGTCACACCACGGCGTCGACTAACTGGGACGATGTTAACACGGATATTATCGCAGACATTGAATTAAAATCAGGTACCGTACTCGACGCCGTTGGTGTTGGTGTATCGGACATGATTGTCGACACGATTACGTGGGGTTACTTGCGTAAAAATACCGGCATCAAAGAATTGTTAGACATTCGTCACGGCGGTATGGAAGACCTAAACCTTGCACCGGAAGTAGGCGCAAAAACTTACTTTAAAGGTATGTTAGGTAACATTCGTGTGTGGGTTTATAACGACACGTACGTCGACGAAAACGACGTAGCGCAAAAGTTTATCCCTGATAACTCTTGTATCTTAATCGCCAACGGCGACAAAGGTTTAGCAGGTTATCAAGCGTTCGGCGCGATTCAAGACTTCGACGCGTTGGCACCGATGCCGATTTTTACAAAAATGTATAAAGAAAACGACCCGAGCGGTATGTGCGTACTTTCGCAGTCTGCCGGCATTGTTATTGCTTCGCGCATTGATGCAACTTTATATATTGATACTACGCCGTCCGTATAACGGATTGTGTTAGTATAGGTAAAAGGCGGCTATAGATGCCGCCTTTTTTTTAACTGAATTATGAGGGCGAACAATGACTACTCGGCTTTTTCAAATAGACGATATCCAATACACAAAAGTTTCGAACGCCGCGTGTCTTGTCGAATTATCACAAAATTGCAAAAATGTATTCGTACACACTAGCCAAACATCACCCACGGTAGACGAACCCGCTTTTCATGTATTAAATGGAATCGCCGCGCGGACTTTCGTATATGGTGGCGGACATGGTGTATTTGTTAGAATGGCAAACGGTGCCGGTAGCGTTGTCGTTACAGGAGATTCATTACTATGACCGATAGTTTATTACACGCGCCAGGGCTACCAAACACAACAGTTAATCCAGACTTAGCCGACGCGGGCGTCGCAGGCGTCCCCGTGGGTTTCGAGTTAACGCCGATTGTTCAGTCGTCCGCGCAGTACGGGTTATTTACCGAAATTACTAACGCAATCGCAACAGGCGACGCCGACGCGGGTGTAAATGCCGACGGTCAATTTTACGCGTCGTGTGGTGCCGGTGGCGGTACAACAATCGGCGCTATATTCTCACGACTTGCCGCACCGTACCGACCAGGGCAGGGTTTTTTAGCAGGCGTGACGGCGGTTTTTGAAGACGTACCGGGCGTG